CTGATTTTAACTTAGTCTGACCCACTTTGTCAAGTGAAATGTGAAGTCCACGCATCTTTTTCAACCAAGTATACAAGTCTCCCATCTTTTCATATTTGAAGACTTTAACATTATTGATTGGTTGATATAGTTTCCAATCTTGTGGAAGCAAGTTACAAGTCTTCATGTAGACAGGAAAAGACATATCACCAAACTGATGAGGCTTGATGTGTTGATGCCAGTAGTAACTGCTTACAACTTTGTCGTATGGATTTCTTTCGATTGTAATGATGTCGTAGTTTGTGCCTTCTGGAAAATATCTAGACATGATATCTCTAAGAGGTATATGTCCATTTGTGTCTGGTTCGATATTTAATGCAGGCGTTCCATCTCTACTTGAACCAGTGCAGATATCGTTTTCACCTAAGTATGGTAACATCAACTTTTCAAATGTTGAGCCAGCAGTCTTTCGTGTCTTTACAAAAATAAAATTGTATTTGTGCGAGATAATCATTGTGTCACAATCACCGTTCCAGATTGAAACCAGTTACGACATAATGGAGCGACTTTTCTATCATGATTTTGCAACCATTCATTCAAAGCCTTCCATTCATGGTCAGCCCAAGTGGTGTAGAAAACTCTCTGTAATTTTGATGGGGATGCTTCTTGGAATATGTAACGCCAGCATGATAGTTCATCAAAGCGAATGATACAGCCAGGCTTAATGTAGTCGTTCAGATTTTCAAAGATTGTAACACAAGAAGAATAGATATCGCTATCAATGTGTAGATAAGATATACTCTCGTTTTCTGGTTTGGGTCGTTCATATCCATGCTCTGCTTTTTCTTTCAACCATTGTGGAATAGTTGTATCAAAGTAACCCTTGACAAGAGATACATTCTCTGTGACTTCTGGTAGTTCACCACCTCTATCAAACGCTTCTTTCTTTACCATCTTCTGACCCATATCCCAATCTTCTGGAAGCCCTTCAAAGGAATCAAATCCTACGAACTCTAAGTCAGGTCGCATGGTAGCAATGCAGTTGATAGTTTGTCCAGTGTGAACACCAAACTCTAGATTCCATCCTTTATCATTAATCATAGGTGCAAGCCAGTCTAGTTCTCTGAACCTAGCCTGCATAGTGTCTCTGTCGTCTGGATGGTATGAGAATTTTTTTAGTTTTTCAAAGTCTGAAATCTTCATTGTATATTCGCCCTTCAACTATGTGTTCCGCTTTGCGATACCACTTACCATTAATGTTATCATTATAATATTTAGTGTCTTCTAAAACATTGTTTAGAAACTGCTGTTTAACTTCCTCATAGTTTACATCACCTTTTGTCGTATGTAAAGACAAAATTACTCTTTGGAAGTTTTCTTTTCCCAATTCCTTGACTTCAGAGAGCAAGTCTGTAGAAGAGCCATAATACTTCTTCCAATCCGACTCTTTGCGAACTCTCTTTGTCTTTCCCTTTTCTTTGCGTAGTGTGTGGAAATACTTTCTGCCGATATAGCATCGGCCACTATCTTTCCGAATGATGACATAAACAAACCCTACATACTTTTGTATGTCCTCTGAAGTAAAAGGTTTTCCATTGAATGTCCAAGGATTATCGTAATCAATCTCTGTAATCATCAAAATCTAGTTCATCATACTCATCATCTACATCATGCACCCAATCTTCTTCATCAAGTTCGATGTCCATTTCAGAGCCACAGAACGCACAATAGACGGGCTCGTTTTTCTCCGAACCTTCTACTATAAGTTCATATGATACACCACAAGAGTCACACTCTAGTTCATATACCATTTCGTCTACTGGACTCATACTGGACACCTTTCCTGTTTTGATTGAATCTGATAGTATTTAGTATAAGATGAAACTAGGCCGCTGAAGCATAAGCATCAGTCCAGTCACCTGTCAAACCAGCAACTTCATATTCAGTGACACGATTTTCAAAGAAGTTAGTATGGTCAGCACCATTCAATACCCACTCAAGCCATGGAAGTGGATTTTCTTTCACCTTGAAATTCGTCTTCAAACCAAGTTGTAGTAGTCGTCTGTCAGTAATGTAGCGAATATATTGCTTCACTTCATCCTTTGACAAACCTTCGATATCACCCATCTCATATGCTAGGTCAATAAACTTATCCTCAAGTTCCACTGCATAGCGAGACATCTGATAGATATCTTTCTTGAACTCATCGTCAACGATACGAGGATGTTCTGAACAGAATGCACGAAAGAGTTTTGATACACCTTCGACATGAATTGATTCATCTCTGATTGACCATTCAACAACCTTACCCATACCTTTCATCTTACCGAAACGCTGGAAGTTAAGAAGCATCACAAATGATGCAAACAGAGCGACACCCTCATTGAAGACTGACTTTGCAAGTGCTAGTCCTAGTCCTCTTTGTGTTGTTGTATCACTGTCTGTCATGAAGTCAATCTTATCTGTCATCTCTTGATACTCAAGAAACGCATGATATTCACTGTCTGGTAGTCCTAGTGTTTCATTGAGAAGTGCATATGCTCTCTGGTGAATGCCTTCTCTTGTAGCAAACGAACCAAGCATATTGCGAACTTCATTATTCTTGAACTTAGGAATGAACTGGTCATAATAGTTCTGTCCAACAGCAACATCAGATTGCGTGAATAGTCGTAGGATGTTTGTGATATATTCTTTCTCAGTTGCAGAAACCTTACCACCCTTCCAGTCTGTCACATCTTCAGACAAGTCTACCTCATCTTCAATCCAGTGAACCTTCTCATGTCGTGTTGTGATTTCAACAGCCCATGGATAATGAAACGGTTTGTATGTCTTGGAGAACTCCATAAGTCCACCAGACTTTTTCTTTAGCAACTGGTCAGCCCTTTCCATCAACTGATTGTAACCACCAATGTGTTTACCGTCAATAAAGATTTGTGGAACAGAGTTCACTCTACGAACTTGTGAACCTTGTTCGATAGTTTCAACCACACCATTGAGTTTCTGATAAAACGCAAGTCTTTGCTCTTCATTATCTAATACATTCTCTGTATATGAGAATCCATGCTTGTTAAACCAGTCCTTGGCCATCACGCAAAAAGGACAATCTGATTTTGAATAAATTACTACTTCCATATTTCTCTCCTAGCCTTGACAAGCAACACATTCGTCTTGTGACATTTCAGTGAAGTCTTGCAGTTTTTCTCTTTCGATTTTTTGTGCAACATTTTCTGCTCTTTGGGATGTTTCTGTTCTTAGATAATACATACCCTTACATCCATACTTCCAAGCATTGAAGTGTGTCTTATGTAGATAACCTCTACTTGCTCCAGCAGGGAAGAAGACATTAAGCGATTGTCCTTGACACAAAAACTTTTGTCTATCACCAGCAAGTTTGACAACCCAATCTTGGTTGATTTCGATACCTGTTTTGAAGACTGCTTTTAGTTGCTCAGACAAGAAGTCTAAGTGTTGTACAGAGCCACCATTAGTAATAATGGAACTCCAAACATCTGGTGTATTCTTACCAAGTTTTTCTAGTTCTTCTTCTAGATATCTATTCTTCGTCAAATGAGAGCCGGCTCTTGTACGAGATGTAAATGCATTTGCTTTCCACGGCTCAATAGATGGTGATGTATTACCAATAAGAGAAGAGTTAGCATTAGGTGCGATAGCAAGCATATGAGCATTGCGTCTACCAGTGCCTTCCATATCTGGTGCTTCACCCCTCTCAAAACCTAGTGTATTTGATTCCTTGATTGATTCTTCTTGAATATATCTGAATATATTTTCATTGAGAACCATAGCATCCTGAGACTCAAAAGGAACACGATGCTTTTGTAAATAGGAATGAAAACCCATAGCACCAAGTCCTAGTGAACGCTCCTGTTGTGCAGAATATCTAGCACGACTGATTTCATCACCAGCATGGTCGATGAAAAATTGTAGCACATTGTCCAAGAAACGAATCAAGTCACGAATCATTTGCGTTTCTTTCCACTCATCAAATCTTTCAAGATTGACAGAAGATAGACAGCAAACGGCAGACCTATCTTCACTAGTAGGAAGATGAATTTCGTTACAAAGATTACTACCACGAATCTTTAGTCCTTTCTTTTTCATCGTTTCTGGTAATGCACGATTAGCAGTGTCGATGAAGTTAAGATAAGGCTCTCCAGTGCGAAAACGAATCTCTAAGATTTGTTCCCACAAGTGTCTTGCTCTCATAGTGTCACGAACAGAATCATCATTAGGGTCTTTCAAATCCCACTTTTCGTCATTCGCAACTGCTTCCATAAAAGCATCTGTAATATTAACTGCATGGTGTAGATTCAAACACTTACGATTGACATCACCAGTCGGAACTCTCATATTGATAAACTCAATAATGTCTGGATGGTCAATGTCGATATAAGCGGCGTAAGAACCTTTTCTTGTGCGTCCTTGACGATATGCTACCATATCAGCATCTACTGTGTGTAGAAAAGGCATAGGCCCAGGCGCTTTGTTAGATACGGAACGAACATCTGACCAGTGACCTCCTACACCACCACCTTTTACAGATAGCCAGCGTAGTTCAGCAGAATGGTCGATTAGTCCTTCCAGCGAATCAGGAACATATGTCAAAAAGCATGAGATAGGAAGTGCTTTAACCTTCTGTCCTTTCTCTGGTGCATTTGATAGCACAGGAGATGCAAACATAAACCAACCCTTAGAGACATATTCATAAATTCTTTGAGCAAGTTTCTTATCACCATAACTGTAAGCAGAAGCCGCTCTCGCAAAAGCGTGTTGAGGTGATTCCTCACTCTCTGTACAGTAATAGTCTTTAAGAAGTTTATAACCTTGCTCAGAGAGAATAGAATCCCTATCGAGGTCAATGTTTACACCCATATATCTCATTGATTGTTCCTTATTTTTTGATTAGATTTTTTGATAGAGGAAAGATGTCAGCAATGACTGTAGCACAAGCCTGAGCAATTTCCATGTGTTCTTTTTGAGTGCCATTTGCACTTCTTAGTTCTATATAGTGAACCCATGAACGAATAGTTCCATTCATTAGCAAACGAGTCTTTGTTAAACCTTCTGGTAAAACTGCTCTTGCTTGTTCCTTTGCAATACCGTGATTGATTGCCCATTCATATGCATCTTTGCATTGATTGATTACACCAACTTGTCGTCTTTGCCATTCTGTTGCTACCTCAACCATCTGAGGATTTTCCATGATATCAGGTGTCAACTCAATTGAGTTTTGTCTATTCTCTTCATCCTGTAAACGACATTCACGATACTGAAACCAATCTCCCATAGAAGATGGTTCAGCATATCTCTGACTGAACTCTTGAAAAGAAAAGGAACGGTGTCTTACCATTTGGTGTGCAATGTCTCTAGTTGTTTCAATCTCCAAGCAAGCACTAGCCATTTCCAAAGGACTCCAATGCTTATGCTTAATCAAGTATTGGATTAACTT